TTTTAAATCAAAACATGTATAACTTTAATATTTATATCTCCCCACCACTAGGAATTTCGGGAGCGTCTGATGCTTGTGCTTGTTTTTCTAAATCAGGTTCCATTACAGGAGAACCTAAATCATTTGAAGCTGCATCTAATTCTGGTTGGGCCATAGGATCTACTATGATACCAGCAGCAATTTCTTTCTTCATTATTCTATCTTGTTCAATAATATCCTCATCAGATTGTCTCAATAAATTTCTTCTTACCCAATCTTGAGAATAATATTTACCAACATAAGGTTCAGCAGATGTTGCTGCTGCCATTCTTTCATTAAATAATTCAGTTTCTTTTAATTCAGAGAAGTGATTATCATATAAGAAGTCATATTGTATGTGTTCACTCATTGTTTCCCAATCTTCTGGGGTACAAATATTTTTAAGTAAACACTGAGTTCTTAACATGTCAGTGAATAAATTAGAGAACCTTTTTCTTAAACGTCCAACAAACTTACTAAATTTTAATTCATCTCTTAATATTTCAGATGATCTACCAAGGTTAAATCCACCATCTCCTTCTATTCTAGAGATAGGAACATTAAGTGACTTATAAAGTTTCTTTTTAAAGTACTCAATATCAGTTATTTCACCTAAGTTTTGTCCACCAGGTAAGGTAGTAATCTCTGTTCCTCTACCACCTTCTCTTCTTGGAAGCCAAAAATCTTCCAACATTGCCATATATTTTTTATCATCTCTAACTTCACCAGTGTTAGCATCATATACTAACTTATTTCTATAGCGAGACATAACATCACGAAGATATTGTTCTGCCTTAACTTTAGGAAGATTACCTACATCAATGTAGAATATTCTTCTCTCTGGTGCTCTTGATAATCTATAAATTACAAGACTATCCTCAATCATTCTTAATTGATTAAGAGATTTAATTGCTTTATGCAAATATGATAAAGTATTTCCTTTATTTCTATCTACTAAACCAGAAGTGCAATATGCAATAGCATCTTTAGCAATTTTTATACCACCACCAGCTGATGCACTTCCTCCTGTGGGATAAGTTGACTTTGGATTATATAAAAAATACTCTTCAATATCAGGAAAATCATAATCCATTGGATTATCATTAGTCTGATTTTTTATAAATGCATATCTATCTTTATCTGATTTCTTTTGTTGTCTAACATAACGCATTTTTATTGCGTCAATATACCTCAATTCTTGAATACCCTCATGAGGATTTTTCATATCTATCATTTTATGATAATAGATTCTGCCATCAATATACCAATTACGATATATCTCATGTGCTTTCTTATCAAAATCCAATAAATCTTTTATATATTTGAATTCTTCTCTAAGTTTTTTCTTGATACCATCGCTGGCATTTAAATTTGATAGTTCTAATTCTACAGGACTATCATGCAAATCTGCAACTATAGCTTCGTTTACAACATCTTCTATTGCACTATCACATTCTGGATGTAAAGACATCTCACGATATCTTCTAATTAATTCAAATTCGGTCTTATAGATTCCTTCAATATCAACATACGAACCAAAAAATCCACTACTCAGATAGTAGTCAACCCCGTCCTCCTTATTAGGGGGAACGGGGGAAACTATATCTTTTGAAATTGGTTCGTTATTCTCTATTGAGAATCCAAACAACTTAGACATTATCTAATCTTCGATAGTTACTGTACTATTTATTATAGCACAAATATGGAATTATAGGTTACCCTACGTTTCCACCATCACTAACACCAGCAGGGGCCCAGTAGTTAACTTGGAACTCAACTGTAAATTCTTCAATTGTGTCGGCAGAATCATAAGATAGGTCTATTGCACTGACGTTGGTTGGGAAAATTCCGTAGAATCTATACTGTCCAGCATCAGAACGTGATGATAAACCACCACCACTATTATCACCTACATCAGAACTAACTCTGGAAAGTTGTCTGACAATAGCTTCTCTCTGATAACTTTCAGGATTAACTTCACCTGATCCATCTTGATACTGTGCAATGACTTGCATCCATTCTTCCATACTATTTCTAACCGTCATATCAACATCGTTGATTACAGTTATTGTCCAAGGTGCAAATGTTCTATCACCTGCTACTTTAAAAGTTCTTCCTCTGAAGGGAACTTCTACAAGTCCAACGGTAGACTCAGGTAACTGAGCACCTTTACATAATATTTTTAGGTCTCTAATTGCTTCAGATTGAGCTCCTGGCCAATCTGGAATTTCAACTTCAAATAAATTAGGCCTTGCTCCACCTAAATTCAATCTTGATTTAAAGTCCGATAAAGTGTTTGGCATTTTCTTAAGGTTCCTCCTTTAGTTTTTTGAAATTGAAATTAAACTCGACCTGCTACTTCCTCGAAGCTAACACCAGTTCGTGTAGCAACAAAGGTAAGAGTAACATAGTTGATTGACTTGGCAGGCTTCAGGAAGATGTCTGCTCTAAATTCATTGTTATCAATAACATCAGGTGTGTTATTGGTCTCATCACAAATAACGAGGAATCCGTTAAGACCTCTCTTTGCTTGAACATCACGAAGGAATGGTTCAACAATCGCTCTAAAGTTTGCTCTTGTTATATCATCATTAAGTTCAAAGAGTTGAGCGTTTGCTGCAGCCTCTAATGATTGTTCAATTGTTATGAACAAACGACGAACGTTAATTCTATCGAACGCAGAAGCGAAAGCTAATCCAGTTTTATCACCGAATAGTAACGTTCCAACACCTGGTAGAGTAACAACTGGGTTAATTCTAGCAGGATAAATTTTATCTCTTTGTGCTTTTGTTGGGTTGTATGCAAGTTTAATTGCGTTATTAATAACACCTCTTTGTTGTCCTGCTGGTGAGAACCAAGGGAAAGCAACAATAGATGTTCTTGTCATAAGTCCAGCGATGTCACCGTTAGTTGGGACATATCTAAACTTATTATTAAATCTATCAAAGACGTACTTATAACCACTATCAAATGTTGCAAATGATGATGAAGTTAGTGGACTAAAGAAGTTTATTAGATTTGAAGTTTGAGTATCAGTATTTGTTATATTAACAATGTCTGCTCTGTGTGGCCCAATAGTAGCCATACAATCTTTTCTCAATTCTGCAATCGCAATCAAACTATTTGCTTTTGCTTGAGATTCAAATTTGGTGCTACATCCAGGCCCCATGATTAAATAATCAACCTCGATTTCTGGATTCTTAAATAACTCATATGAAGTTTTAAGAGCTCCTAATTCTGCTTTCAAATTACCTGCTGATCCTTCAGCACCTGTGCTGTAGTTTTTACCACCAGTAAAGGTATATGTGTGATTACCAATAGCAGCAAAGGTTATTCCTTGAGCATCTTGTCCCCAAAGACCGTCACCATCAGTAACTCTTACATAACTTGAAGCATCACCATTTGCTGCAGTAAATCCAGTAGATCTAGGAGTTGGTGTTGTAGCAAGATAAGTTGATAATCCAACTGTTGATGGGTTAGCACTTGCGAAGATATTCTCAGAGAAGTTTGCTAGGAAATCTTCATAGAATGTTTTCTGTGGAGCATTGACTGCAGAAACTGCATCTTTTGCTTTAGAAAGACCTATGTGAGATTCAATTACATTTCCCTTAATACCAGTAATAGTTCCAAAATCATCTATAACAACGACATGAATTTCGTCGTTTTTAGCAGATCTGTCTGTTCCATACTTAGAAGTACCTGGTTTTGGTGCTAACTCTTTCCAACTAAGATTTGCATTAGTTAATGAAATGGTTTGTGAATCATACCAGTCAGCCTGTGCTGTTGCTGTATGAGCACCACCTGCAACTACTGAACCAGAGTTGTTGATGATATTAAGAACAGCAGTGCTTGAGAATGCTGCAAAATCAGTTCCCTCTGCATAATCAATTAGGGTTTCTGTGCCAGCACTATCTACTCTGGAAACAACTTTAACATCAAGTGTATTATTTGTTGCATTTTTACCAGTGATAATACCTTTAATATGTCCAGTAAATGCTGATGTGCTTCCTGCACCAGGAATAACTACATTACTTACAGACTCAGTAATACCAAATCCAACTGTTGCTGCGGTAATCGCTGATGCTGGAACTGTAAGAGTTTGGTCTGCAAAATCATCAATGGTACAAACTTTTAAATTCTCGGCCCAAGTTCCTGGATTTTTAGCACCGTAGAAGAATGCTGAACCATCTTGATAATTTTCAATATAATCTTCATAATTTTTTATTTTTACATCTGCTGCTGCTACTTGAACACCAGCGTTTGCATTTTTAAGATCTGCATCATCAGATCTTACAATTTTTAATACTCCACCATAAGATAAGTATGAAGATGCTGTCATCCAGTACTCATACTGGGCATCTGTATTTTGTGGTTTACCGAATACGTTTATTAAATCTTGCTCTGTTGCAATATCAACGGGATCATCTATAGGCCCCTGTAAGAATGGACCCGCTATCGCACCAATGTTATCTAAAACATTTTCAGCCCTTCCTACAGTTAAATCAACCTCCCTTATCAGTACTCCAGGAGATAATTGGGGAGTAGCCATGTTTTCTTTCTCCGAATTTATCAATTAATCTTCAAATATTTATTAAAAACCAACTTTACGAAAGATATTCCCACATATATGATTTATCTCCATACTCATCTGCTTTAAACCACTTATCACCATCAGCATCAATAAAAGAATCTTCACCCATTCCATCATCCATAAATCCAAATGGAGCCATATCTTGTTCTATTTGATTCTTTTGTTCTTCATACAATCTTTTACGAACATCTTGATCAGTAAGTTCTTTAAAATAATCCTGTGCAACTAACCATGCATATATGACAAGACACATTGCAAGGTCATCATTACATCCTTCTTCTGCCTCAAATGAATTGCTTTTTTGAATGAACGTTGTTAACTCACTCATAATATCATAGTCACAAGAAAGAAGTTTATCTTCTTCAATCAAAGTCTTTAAATTAAGAGCACCCACCTTTTTAACAGTTTTAGACATCTTAACTCCTAACTGAGTCTTCTTACCAGAGAATCCTTGACCTACAACTTGTCCTGCTCTACCTCTCATAGAACACATAAGAAGATTTTTATATTCTAATTCAAAGTTCAATATCGAAGCTACTTGATCTCCAACATCATTTACTTCACATAATATAAATGCATCATTATAACTTTTACCAACCTCTTCAATTACACTTGGAAAAAGCATTGGTTTTATTTCATTATTTCTATACTTTGCAACAACTGCATGAGGAAACTCTGTTATATCAATCACTACAAATGCAGAGAAATCTTTAGACACACCTCTAGCTACATCAACAGTAAGTGCATAATCATGACCTTTTACAGGATCTACATATACATCTAATCCAGCATTTGTTTTTTCTGGTGTTTGATAAACCATACTCCTTAACTTGCTAGGAGCAATCAGGGTATCAACAGATCCTAAGAACTCACATTCAAACTCAACTTTGAATTGTTGTTCTGATGTGTTTGCAATTGTTTGTTCTTTCCATACATCATCTCTACCAGGAACTTGACTCCAATGAACATCAGTTGGTACATATTCATTTTTTGCTTTTTCCGCATCATGCCACATACGGTAGAAGTGATTCATACCATGTGGTGTAGAAACTATAATTACTTTTGTATTTTGACCAGAAGTAATAGTAGGGTAAACACTAGCAAAGAAAGAATCAGCGATGTGATTGGGAACAAAAGCAAATTCATCCAAGAATAGGATATTGAAAGACATACCCCTAACAGCACTAGCAGAAGTAGACGCAGCCAAGATTTTACTACCATTTTCTAACTCCAATGAACCTCTATTCCATGCCAAAACACCTTGCTGCATCCACTTAGGAACATTCTCATATGCCGTTTGTAAACGACCTAATAGTTCTCTTGCAGTTGCTGCCTTGTTAGCAAGGATACCAATATTTACACTATCATTAAATAAAAGGTAATGTAAAAGATACGATATAACAGTAGTAGACTTACCTGTCTGACGAGGCATCTT